TGCAAACAATTTTGCATAATTTTCCACAAATTTAAGATAAGGAACTCACATTATAAGTGTAGAATTGTGGTGAAAATCACATAAAATAAAGGTAATAACGTGATAATCACATTATAATGGGTAATAAAAGGGATAAACTACTGCCCTTATGGGTGCTATAAGGGGATAACCTTACGAAATGTTTTTCTTACGGGTGTATAAATACTCCTGATACTTAGTGAACACCAGGTGATTTACTTTGTTATGCTTTTTACAGTCACGACATTGGAGCCAATGGTGCACTGTTCCTGCAGCTGTGACTACTTTCTTATTGTACCGGTGATTAGTACCACCACATTCTGCACATTCATACTTATCACCACCATGCTGTACTGCATAGTTATGATTTACTAAGGCATAGCTGTTGAGTTTCTCAAATACTGACTCTAATACCTGCACATCCATCTTGCAATACTCTACCATCTTATCTAATGCATCCTGATCCTTGCGAAAAACTATATCTTTCCACAGGTCAAGGCCACCTGTTTCCATCTTGGCACCTACCTTGAGTAGCTTAGCAATGTAGTCAAGCTTGTTGCTGTTAAAATTGAAGTACCTTTTAGCCCATTTAAGCGTGTCTATGGTCTTAGGGGATGGCATAACACCAATGCCATGAAATAAAGCTCTTGTACGTATCCACTTGAGGTCAAACCTATCACCGTTATGTGCCACAATCTCATCCGCTTCATGAAGTACTTTGACAAATGCCTCAATCATTTTCTTATCACTCTGACTTTTGGACCATGTTAGGCTGTGAATCTCCTCTTCACCCTCCCATTTGTAGCAGATGCAGATGATAGCACGTTCATGGATGATATCCCCGGGGTTAATTGTTAGGTTGTATCCTGTTCTCCAGAATACTCCGACATTGAAAGAGGTTTCAATGTCATAAAAAAGTCGTTTTCTCATAGCTTAAACAGCAGGGCAATCCTGTCAAGTAGCCCCTTTTGGATTAAAAAACGGAGCAATATACCTAGAATAAACGCAACAATAACAGGCCACCATAGTATTTTATACTTGACTACCTCTTTAGCTTGAGCAGTTTTGTAGATAGTCTTACCTCGTATCCTTTCAACTTTGGTTTTGTACCTGTACTCTATCCTTGTTTGCCATCTAGTCTTTGGCACATACACATTGTTAAACTTTATTACCGTATCGCGATACGCAATAAACTTTTCCCAAAAGATAGTGTCATTGTGTACTATTGGGAATGAGTCAATGGTAGTGATGCGGATGGTGTCACTATCCTGGACTACTTGCAATCCATTCTTGAGTGCTTTTTTATAGTGCCATTGAGCACGCTTAGGAGCTGAGCAGGATAACAGGATGAGTATAGGTATCAAATATCTCATAGGCTTTGTAACATCTTAATCATTCTAGGGCATGGGTAAATATCTGCCTTATCTTTACGTACACTGTTATGCGTGTAGATCCCTGCAGTACCTTTGAATGCCTCTTTATCAATGGCAAATATCTCAGCCCGGTATGCCTTGGGAATATCATAGGTATCACACAGGTACTCCACCAATTGGCGAGTGCTTTCTATCTGCTCATCCGTATATTTGTACCAATACTTGTTACCCTTGTAGGGTGTATCTAATGTGGTTACCATTGATGGGTCCACTACACCTTTGACATAATTATAGTACTTGCCATCCTTGAGCTTCAATGGACCCCAATTGCATATCTCAATACCAACAGATAGCTTGTTTAGGTTTTGATACTTGAGGCCATGAGCAGAAAAGTCTTGACTATCTATGCCTAGGTGATAGGCCCAATGCTTAGATGAAAAGCACTGAACAATTGTACCTTTCTCACCTACCACAAATGCGGTAGCTATCCTATCTCCGTTACTATTCCACCAACGTGATACAGCTACAGGGTTACCATTGCCTGCGGTGTGGTGTAGATAAATTTGTGTCTTAGGAGCCTCCTCATGGAAGTACTGTGCATTAGATAGGCGTTCCTGTAATATCTTGGTTGTGTCTAATTTCATCGACCTCTTTTTTAATATCCTTAGCTCTAGCAAACAAGTTCTTCATTGCCTGCCACAAGTCCAATCCTTTCACTGCTTTGTAATTTTCATTTATGCTCATTACCTCGATTGATACCAGGATAAGAGATAGCACCTTAGTAAGCATGAGCTCCACTGAAAAAAACTGCAGGATTATTTTATTTAGTATGAATTGGTCTATCATGTAGAACATTATCACAGTAACTTCATACAGCAACATCTTGCTAATTATAGCAGATAAGCCCCTGCTTGTGATTGGCACCTTGTGTTTGATGCTCTTCCATACTCCTGTAATGGTATCCAATAGAATGACAAACCCAACTAGGAACAATAGCCCTGAGATTGGCATGAGAAACGTACTGATAACAGCTAACAACTTAAACCAATTGGCCTGCATAGTAGCTAGTAGTATGGTGAGCTGTGACTTCATTACAAGATTAGGATGCTGTTATTGTATCCGTTCTCAAGGAAGTTACCACACATCCCTGTGCAGGTAGTTTGATATTGATTGATGCAAGAGCAATGGTTGAACATTGGTCTAAGGTCAGTGTCCATGTTAGTGGTACTGATAAAGATAGGGAACAGGTTGCGGTTAGCTAGGAGCCATCTAATAAGACGTTGCTCAAAGAATGAAGCTTTCTGTGCATAGTGCTCCATGCCAAAGGCTACCTCTGAACGGGATACGCTTGCAGAATAATCTCCGTTTTGAGTTTGCAATCCCTTGTTTTTTAACTGATATGTCAACCCAAACACTGCATCCTCTGCAGATCTCCAAGCAATGACCGGCTGAATGAACTCAACTAGATCTATTTCATCTGGTGTAAGAGTTTGATTGTTGTAAGCTGTCAACATGTGATTGTAGAACGTGGTGCCCAGGATAGGTTGTATCCTTAGTGCTGATTGTGTAGCAATGTATGGGGTAACATCAGTCACATCCACATTGGCTGTGATGGGTGTGTTAGTTTTTAGGTAGGTTTCAGTGATAAAATATAACATTACTGAGCAGGGTTTGTAGGTTCATCAATTGGAGGTAGTGAGGCTAGAGCCCGTATCTCATTGGTAGTCATTTTCTCAAGTACTTTACCAAGTAGTGCATCACTCAAGTTGTTTAATGCATCCTTAACTTTTGCTGTTTCTTCATCTACCTCAACAATAGCATCACCAATGATTTGAAAGTTATTGATAGTAAACTCAGCAGGGATGCGTGCAATAGTCAGTATCTCTTGGAAGATAGTCACTACTTGTTGACGTAGTTCCATCACTACATTTTTCTCAAATATCACATAGGCCTGCTTGATATCAGAGCCACTGCCTAGGCTACCTGTGGTACGTACCCCCATCAAGATAGGGTCAATGGTATGTGAGAAACAAATCTGCTCAGTGTTCAATGCAGAAGCCTCATGAAATAGCTTGTCATTGCCGTTGGTAGGTAGGCTTTCAATCTTTGGAAGTTGGTCCGCACTGTTAGCAAAGAATGCCACAGCTTTACCTGCATTGGCTGCACCTTTCAACCTGTCAATGGTTTCCTTGATCATGTGTTTTTCCTCCTCAGACTGTGGTCGTTTAGGGAACATCATAGCAAAGGATGGGAACACACTATTTTGAATGTTACTTTTTGCGAAGTACGACAGTTCGCCCGAGAGAAACGCAAAATTTAGACAGGAACTATATGTTGGTATTGGATAGTAGTCCTGACCAACTGACTTGACCTCATAACAATATAGCTGAATTTCATCCGTACAGGTGATATGATAAGGCTTAATTACCTCAGTATCTATCCTGGTCGACCAATCATCTGATAAATAGTAGTATCTTTTACATGGTGATACCCTTACTTTCTCAGGACTTACATTCTCAATCTTGATAAGTTTCTTTTTTTCACCAAAATATAGCTTGAAGTACACACGATTGTGGATGATTAACTGCTTAGTTACTGCCTTAACGGTGTGCTTAAGGTTCGCTTTCTTTTCAAAGCTAAACATCTCTAGCTTCTCCTGTGGTGTTAGCTTGTCAGTGGTAAGGTTAAACCCTCCACCAATCACAGCATTTGTCTTAAAGTCCACAATTGCACCATGTAATGGCGAGCTGTAGTACATTTGGTTTAGCATTTCAGGATAAAGGTTGCCCTCACCAAATCTAACCCATGACTCCTGAACGTATCTGCCATTGATGTATGGGAGTGTCAAGTTGCCTCTCCCTACCGGTAGGAATGGGGTGCTAAATGATTGATAGCCCTCCACCATTTCGGGGCCTTTTGGTTTGCTGTTAAATAGTCTT